TGTCGAACGCGCAGGTTGCGGTTGAACTCAGCCTCAGCAAAGTCAATAAATGTAGGGATCACGGAAGTGAGGTCGGATCGGTTTAAGAAATCACTGATCGTTGATTTCAGTTCGCCGTAGTTCGTCACGCTCATCGAGTTGCTTCCTCAGTTCGATAAATTCTTGAACGACCTCATCGTCGTCCTCGATGTTCTTGATCGCATCTTCGTGACTGAACTCATACGATCCAGTGTGACGAATCCCGTGCGACAAGTCCTGATCGACAAAAACCGAGTATCCGCTTTGCCGAGCCTTTGCACAGAAGTATACATCCTCACCCATAAAATGTTGAAAATACTCGTCCCACACAATTTCAAAAAACGGCAGCTCCATATTTCGGAACACGTCCGTCTTAATCATCATGATCGCCGTGCCGACGGCTGCCACCTCGTGTAACCCCGTCGAGTTCTCATCAATCCATAAATGCAGCGACGGGCGGATCGAGCGGAATGCGTTGGTCTTTGCAGGGAACTTTCGCGTCGACGAGCAGGCGGCCAGAATATCTTTGTCGCGCGACATCATGTGTTCGATAATGTCGTGCGGGAATCGCATGTCAGAATCAAGCATCAACAAGTAATCCGCGTCATCGATCAGCGCCTTCTTTGCCAACTCGTGCCGTTGGTCGGCGATCAATGTGCCGCGCTTCATGGATAGGATGATGTCATCCTCTGGATGGTTTCTCTGGTGCGTCGCGATCGCCATCGCTAAGTCATACGCAAACGTAGTGTGTACTTCGTCCCGACAAGGAACTCCAACAACTATCTTCATACTTTCCCCACTCTTGTTCTGAAGTATTTGTTATCCGGATCGTTGAGCCATTTCTTGAATGCTTTCGGGTCGTCAACAATCCCTTTCTGCTTGAGTTCGTAGTAAAGCGTCATCGGGATCGATGCAACTTTAGACCACTCCCCGTGCTTCGTGTGCTTGTCTGTCGCGTTATGCTGTTTCTTGTTGGACTCGATAATGCCGGTCATGTCTTGATCGGTCTCGATCGTGTATGTCCCGTCGCCGTTATCGTTCCAGTATTTCGTAATGCCAGTCGTTGAATCGTGGCTGAGTATCTTTTTGTTTCCCATGCAACACCCCAAGTTAAAAAGAAGGGGCCGAAGCCCCTTCCGTTGTCTGACTTTAGGACAAGTCAGCGATTACGCCGTGTGCTTTTTCGTTGCTCACTTGGAGACCGAACTCGACGATGATCTGACGATCTTCAGCATCGCCAGTCTTCGCCAGTTCTTGGATCTCGAAGTCACGCAAGAAGCCAACTTCTGCGTACTCAGGATCGAGAACGAACGCTGAGCGGTTCCGTTGGAAACGATTAGGAATCACGGAAATCGCACCGAAGTCGGACTGGTAGACGTCGGCTGCACCTATGATTGTGGTTGGGCCTTCTGGAGCCATGTAACGCTGCTCAGCGATACCTGCGAATCCAGAAACAGTCTGCTTGTTAGCAGCGCCTACCATCAAGATTGATGGATCTCCACCCTCTGTCCATACAGACTGAACAACGTCCTTCAGCATGGTCTCAGTGAAAGCACGAGTTGTGTCTGAATCGACTGGAGCCGTATCTGGGAAACCAGAAGTAGTCGCAGAAAGCTCTGGATCAGCACCGTCAGTTGTCGTACCAGTTCCACGGTTCGTGTTAGTACGCAACCAAGACTCAAGACCCGCAGTCTTACGAGCAGTTGAAGAATCACCGGCAACGGCGACTTGGTTTTGCGTCAACGCAAATTCCATGTCCCGCTTTAGCTCGGAGCTTTTCTTCGCCAATTCGTATTGCAGTTCTGAATTTCGGCCTGCCCTGTCGACAGCTTCTAACGTACCAGAAATGGTTACACGCTTAGCGTTCAACTGAACGTAGTTCTGCATGCGCTTTGGCGCTACCTGAGTAGACGTCGCTGCACCGCCCTCGATTACGGCTGAGTCGCCTGCTGCTGAAAGCGTATCTTCTTGCCACTCGAACAGAGTGTTAGAAACTTGCTTCCGGCCAATGTTTGACATGAACGGAGTTTCTTCAGGTGCGATTGAGTAGATGACATCAGCGAGATCTTCGCGGATACCCTCTGAGCTGTATGTGAAATAAGTTGCCATGATTAAGTCCTCACTTTAGCAAATGTCCAAAGGCTGTCGCCGCGTCGCGGACGGAGCCTGATTTTGCGAGTCGTTGTTTCGATTGACGAAGTGCATCTGCTTTCTTGGGAGTCCCAGAAGCTGCACCCGCTTTTGCGGTTGGCGCTGTCTTGCGTTTCGCTGCCGGTTTACCGGATTGCAACTCGTCGAACTTCATCGCTTTGTACAAAGTAGTGACCGCTCGGTGATCGTAAAATTGCGATATCTCTTGATCGGTAAATCCGATCTTCTTGGCATACTCAGCGACTTTCGCTTTTTCTGCCTTCGCGACCTTCTGATCACGCCACTGAGGAAGAACTTCAGCGAGCTTGCCTTTCTCGCTCTCAACGAACTCAGCAATAATGCGCTGTTTATCCGCTTCTTGAGCTTGCAGCAAACGCTGTTTCTCTTCCACAAGTGCGCGCTTGCGCTCTTGCCTTGTACGCCACACTTCACGCTGAACCGCCCACTCTGCGGGATTCTGTTGATACAGAGCTTCCCAGTTAGGCTCTTGTTCCTGATCTTGAACATCAATCTGCTCAAGAACTTGCGTCAACTGCGATCGTTCGTGACGAATTTGTTCCAGTTCACCTTCCAACGCTTTACGCTGATCGGCTAGTGCCATCGTCTTTCGCGTGTAGTCCTGAGTCCGTGAATACCCGCTCAACAGTTCATCGATGGTCACGTTCACTTCTTCACCATCAACTCGGACGGTGTAAGTTTGCGCGCCTTCTTCACTCTCGGCTTCGTTCAGTTCCTCTGAACCGGCTTCGGGGTCTTCTGAAGAGTCCTCGCTACTTAACTCTTCTGACGTATCCTCTAGCCCAACGTCCTCTGCTACTGCTTCGGACTCTTCTGCAACGAGTTCTTGTGTCGGCTCTTGGTTTACCTCTTGAGAAGGCTCCATCATCTGTCCAAACACGCCTGCTGCATCGTGTACTGATCGTGATCCAGTTTCTTGGTTGTCACTCATGGTTACATTATCCCTTATTTACGGTTGAGTTTGTCAAGGTGTTGTTTTGCCAACCTGCCCTTGTCCATCATGCTTTCGAGGTTTGCTTGCACCTCTTCCAACATCCTGATCGCCATATACGCTTTCTCGCGTTTGGCTGATTCGTTCTCCGCCGTATTTATAAAGGCTTGAGTATACACGTCGTGTATACACTTAAACGCTTCTTTGTAAGCCTCGTTATCTACAACGGATCGAGCCTTGTCTCCAAGCTCAATGTCCCGTCTCTTAAAAAACATCACTCGCCTCTTGGTGCGTTGTTCATCAACTGTCTCATCGTGGCCCCGCGCTCACGGATCGCCAACTTCTCGCGCTCGACCTCCGCCTTCAACTCGGCGATATCGATCTGAGTTCCGTACTTCGCTTGCAGCTCAATCGCCTCAAGAGAAATCTTTGCATCCAACTCGTCACGCTTGCGCTCGTCCTCCATGAACATCTTCTCGCGCTCGAGCTGCACTTGAGCCAGTCTCGCCTGAGTCTCTGCTTGAGTCTTGGCGATTTCCGCCTGCGCCATGACTTCCTCTGGGCGCGGCTTCTTCGGCTTCTGGGATGCTTTCTGCATGATCTGCATGGACTGCTGCCCATTTGGATCCATGAAGTAGTTATCAACGTCCTTCATGCCGGCAGTTTCTAAGAACTTCGCAACCGTATTGCGGTACTGCGAAAGCGTGACAAGTGGATTCTCTAAGCCGAACTGAGAAATGATGTTCTCCTGACGCTCGGCAACATTCTGTAAAAGTGCCATCTTCTGATCGTCGTCAACGCCGCCAAGGCCAACGTTCACCACTACATCGTAGTTTGAGTTCCATGCTCGAGGATCAACTGGCACAAAGTTGCCGCGCAGCCGAATCATCTTTTCCTGATCCTGATGCATTACGGACAACTTCAGCAAACCCTTGAAGAGATCGGTCATGCCGGTCTCAGCAAAGATTCGAGCAATCAGCTCAACGTGCTGACGCGCTGCGGTTACTGTTGCAGCGACGGCTGTCTTCGTTGTGGACTGAAGAGCATCAGCATCCAGACCAGACGCTGCGCGGTTGATCCCAGTACGGGACTGCTTAACTTCGTCCATGTACGCCATCATCGGGAACGCTTGCTGCCCGACGAAAGGCTGAGAGAACGACTGCACCATATTCGGAGCGCGCATCCGGATGATCCCGCCTACTTCGGAGTTAAGGACATCTTCAAGATTGGCTTGCCCTTCGACCACGGCCATACGCGGATGGATGGCTTGCGCCAAGGAGTCCAACTGATTTCGTAGGATGGCTGACTTAATTCGCTGAATATCCATTGTGATGTCGGCAATAGACTGACCGAAAAAGGTGTGTGGCTCGGGATCTGGGCAGAACGAGGCGAAGGGAATGTGATCCCAAGGTTCATTCCGCATGACTTCATAAGCGTCGCCCATGCAGCAGACCCGACGAAGTTCTGCAATTCCATCGCCGTCGTAGTCAGCTCGTACATAGGCTTCATAGTAGAGAACTCGTTTGTTCGCATCGTCTTTCGCCGTCAATCCCTGAAGAGTCGCCACGGGATTCCGTGTGTAGAACTCTGAGTTGGTATCAAACCGGAAATCCTCTCCGGCATGCTTTATCACGTCATCGAAGTCATAACCCATGGCTACAAGCTCCGAGACGGTTGCCATCTTCCGATGAGCGACAATAGTGGCGTCGTGTATCGACTTAGCACGACGATCAATCAAAAACTCTTCTGGAGGTAGCGCCTCGCACTTGATGCGCCCCTTCATAATCTCACGCTTCAGCTCGAGGTCGTACACCATCGGCTGCTCCATGACAGCCTCTTGAACGACTTCGCCGGTGATCGGATCTAGCACTTCAGGCTGCACCATCACCGGCTCACCATCGGGCTTCTCTTTCACTGCTGACGCATACACCTCTTCGTCTTGCATCAACATGTTCAGAGCTTCTTTCGAGAGGTCTGTATAGTTCTCGGTGATGACTTCTTTCGAGTCATCCCAGTAAAACTTGATCACGCCGGCCTTCCGGATCAGCGCATCCTTGAACACGTTGTAAAGCAGCGTAAACCCTCGATTCTCTTGCATGAAGACGTGGTTGATGTAGTCCGTGGCCTGCTCAGCCATCTCGACGTCTTCAGCTCCCGTCGGTACAAACTCGACAACCTTCTCGCCAGTGGTAAAGACTTTCATCAATGACGGTAAGATCGATTGCACGGTGTCGCGCACATCCATCGAGACGACAGACGAACGGCCTTCTTCTTCGTCGCCGAACGGCTCGCCCAAGTAATACTCTGACGCTTGGTTACGATCGAGAGAGATGTTGTTGTCAATGTAGTCGACAGCATCTTGGATCTCGGACGTCACGATTCCCTGAAACTCGGTTTCCGACATCTCATTTGGGTTTTGAATGATATCGAGTTCTTTCAACTCGCTTTCGACCATATCGATCGGAGATTGCTCTTGCTTCATGTCCTAGCCTTTAGAATGGTGACAACAGACCGCCGGTAAACCGAGCCGCCTCTCTTGCGTATGGATTTTCCACATACCCGCCCTGCGCGAAACTCTTCACGACCGGCTGATCGCTCAAGCGCGGAACCCTGAAATCAGATCCCGCGAGTTGAGATACTGCGTTGATTGTATCCGTAGTAAAGAAGTCAACGCCACTCGCAAGTGCATCGACTAATCCGGAGTTGAACTCCGCAGGGTAATCCAATGCCTCGGCAAGCAGCCCTCGCTCTTGGTCGATCTGCTCCTGACCGGCAGCCGGCGGGACGTTCGACAAATAGTTGTAGCCCATGTATCCGGCAGGCAGACCGAGTGAAAACAGCGGTAACCCTTCGTTTAGGATTCGTCCGCGCAGCTCGTCGTCCATCGGGATGACGTTCATGTTCTCTTCGGTCATCCGACCTGCCCCTCGAGGGAGATAAGAAACTGGTCGCTGCTGCACCGTCAGCCCGAGATCCTTGATGACCTTGTTCGTCGGAACCGCCCCAACGGCTGACTCCAACCCTGCGCCGAGCTTCGTGTCTTCTAACCCATAACGGCGCGACGAGTCCTGCGGAGAAGGCAGCACGACGTAATTCACATCTTTGCGACGAGCCGCCTGCTGCAACCCTTCTTTGATGCCCAATCCAGTAAAACTCTTCTTAAATGGCACATTCGGCATCGGAGCTGTCGGTACGCCAGTGAAGTACGATTGGGATATAAAGTTTGGATTCTCCTGCATGAAGCCGGCGTCATCGGGAAGCATGTCCTGAGTAATCTGCTCCTCCAAGATAGAACGGAGAGTCGGGTTCGTCTCAACTCGATCGGCCATCAGGTTCGACATTGTTTCGGCCTTGCGACGCGGATCCACCCCTTCGATCTCAACATCCGCTGCGTAGTTGTTCAGGAAGCCTTCAACACCCCTACTCGAGTCCGTCGGGAGCTGCAATACATCGACCAATTCGCCTTCAGCAGTCAGCAGACCCTCGGTCTGAAGTCTCTCAATCTGAGGCTGCGTCAGCCCAGAGATATCTGGCGCTTTATACCCTTCGGTCCGTCCAAGCAGCTCAGGCGTGATCTCGTACAGGCTTTCCTCGTAAGCGTACTTTTTGTTTGCTAAATCAATATCAAACCC